CCTTAACAAGGGTTTCCGGTGCTACTGCACTCTACCACATTAAAATCATTATATATGAATTTTAATCGTTGGTAGACCATTAAAGAATCTTTTAGAACGATTTAAAGGGTTCTCAGTAGTCTTCACTCTTTTTCCACTTGATAGGTTTTTGAAATATATATAATTCCTAGACCCAGCATGCGGGTTTGCCTTTCATATAAAGATTTTGGTGGTTTAAAAATCACCATGTCTAAAGATTGGCTAGAGTGGCCTAAAACGGGATCTTCTCCAGAATAGTGCATAATGCTACCTGGTTATCGCTTACTGATTAAGAAAGCTGTATGCAGCAACCAACCTTTACCTTAAAATGTATGAATTACATTTCAAAATATTGAGAAGATTACTGGTTTGGGCTTTTCCACAGTCGAGTATTATCATCGAAAACCACTTTAGATTCTTTCAGACATGATTATTCAAGTCGAAAAAGAATTGGCAATTACCATACCTTATTAAATATTTTAAACAAATGAGGTTACATTGTACTAGGTACATATGTGGTCATCCGCTAAAAACGAATGATATGAGAATTGGCCTAACTAAAGATGGTTGACCTAAGAAGCTCCTGTTCTTAAAACCCTTAGCCGATAGTAAGAATCCTGTTAATTTAAAAATTGTATTAACGTTTTTAAATTTTTCAAGATCCTGGGAACTTTCTAAATCCGATTGGAATAGAATAGTACCTGATTTTAAAAGTATATCATCACCTCAGAAAAGTGATTTTTATATTTTTGAATCATACTTATCGGATTTTATTAAAGATTTTAATCTAAAATTACCGGGTCCAAAATTTACATATGATCAAGTTTATATGTCTGAAAAGGCTGGTCCGCAAGGGCCGGCTTCCAAGACTGCTATGATGAATCTTAGTCTATTCGACGAAGATACAAAATTGGCATTAAACGGTATCACAGATAAAAATGGGAAGGTATTTTTAGATGCCAGTTTTAAAGAAGGAAGACTC